AGAGAATGGTAGTTCTTGTGGTACTAGTGTAGGCTGGACCAGAGCTTCGCAATTAGCTAGTGGTTCTGCATTGAGTCGGTCAACTATTGCTCGTATGGCTTCATTTAAAAGACATCAACAACACAAAGACGTACCTTACTCAGAAGGTTGCGGTGGACTAATGTGGGATGCTTGGGGAGGATCTGCTGGTGTTAATTGGGCAATAAGTAAACTTAAACAAATCGATAAATAAATATAAATATGCCAATAATTAGAAATACAGGTGGAACATCTGACGATAGTCAGCATCCATTTAACGACCTAGAATCAAACAGTGTATTAAACTCTATAGACTCTGGTAGAAGTAAAGAAAACGATTCTACAGACTACGTTAGCGGTAGAACCATAACTGATAAAGAGATAGAGACATTAAGTCACTTTGAGTACGATCCTGAACAAGACCAATTAGTTGGTGATAGAGCTATTGAGACTACTCTTAACTCACTATTCTTAGGTGAGCAGCATAAGATGAGTTCAGGTGCTGAAAACATATTCTTTACTAACTTAGGTAATGAGACTAACTTCTATCCTATGTGGGGTGGATTAAAAGATCAAAGCATAGTAGCTAATCAAGGTGCTGATGGATTTATAGCTCCTAGTGGTCGTGTATATAGCGATATGTTTAGTTTACCTTTAGGTGGATCTCCTGATCCTTTAACTTCTATAGGTTATACAGGTGGTAATTACTTTGGAGTAAATATAGCGGGCTTAGGTATTACAACAACCGCAGCAGAAGATGTAGAGGTTGGGGTTTCTTTGGTTTATGAGTTACAAGTTAATGATAAGAAGGTATATAAACAAATACTACCAACTACAGAAAAAATATTTGCAGGAGACCTTATAGAGTGGTTTTTTGATCACCCTGTAGAGATTCACGCAGGTACAACAATATTCGCTGAGATTCGTAAAGTAGATAGAGACAATGATATTGACTACGGAGTATTTCAAGTTAGAGTAGGTGATGACGGTACAAACAGGTATCAAGCTATTGTGCATAACAGACTATTTGAAGATAAAGACTTAGAGCTTATTTCACCATACTTAAAGTATAAGGCAATGGATTTTGGATTAGACTCAACAGGCTCTACAATCCTTTTAAGAGACTTATCTCTAGGAGTTGACAGTTTACTGGTTCCGCACGCAGTAAATACATTAGAGGCTATTGCAAACGGCACAGAGATACAAATAAAGATTAAAGGTGGTGCTAAAATTATAGTTGAGAGCTTACCTGTAAACGCAGTAAGTATAAATGGATCATTCGTAAACTCAGTTCTTAATCAAGCTGTAGTACAATTAAATGCTATATTTACTAACACTGCAGGATTTGCTTCAGATGATACATTCGTAAACTCTTTTACCTTAAGTGGCAATAACCTAACTTTAGGTCTTAATGATGGAGTATCTTATACTGTAGATGTAACTACTTTAGGTGTAGATGAGAATAACTTTGTATCTAGCGGTTCATTAAGTGGCTCAGACTTAACACTTACAATGGCAGATGCTAGTACAGTTACTGTAGATGTTACAGGACTATCTCTCGATGAAGATACTACTGTTTCTAGTGGTGTAGTTAGTGGTACTGATATAATATTAACTATGAGTGATAGCTCTACCGTTACTGTTGATGCATCTACCCTAGGTGGATCAGGTGGCTCAGGTAATCCTGTAGTAAGTGGCTCTGTAGTAGGTACTGACTTAGTATTAGTTTTAGATGATGCTACACAGATAACTATAGACGCATCTAATATGATTAACGGTTCTAGTGGACTAGCTACAAATTCTAGTTGGTTTATTTCTTATGGAACTAACGCTAATGACCCTGTAGGAACATCTACAAATGACTCTACAGTTAATCAACAATTACCTTTTTACTTCGGTGAAGCTTTAGAGCAGGGATCAGAGTTTAAATGGAACTTTCAAAGTAACGGAGGAGCTAACTTAGTATTAGGTATATGGGATGGCGCAGAAGTAGCAACCGCTTACAACGGTGGTACTTTTACTGCTTCTAATTGGAGTACTATGTTTATGTATGCAAGTGGCTTTACAGCAGGTTCTAATAGTACATTACTAACTACTAACTCAGGATCTAAATACGTAGTATCTAATGGGGATGCTATGGGTATTAGATTTGGTAATGACGGACATTTAACATTAATAGATTATAGTGGAACTAACGAAGTAGCTGTAGCTAAGACTACAATAGCTTTATCTGTATCATCTTTTAATATACAGATGCACACTTGGACAAACGGAGTTCTGCCTAATGGAATTATCAATAATGTAGATTACATTTGGGATATTGTACACGACTATAATAATACTGAAGCAGGTATCATTAATGGTATATTAGACCATACAGTACTTAAGAGTGCTATCTCTATAGAAAAAGGAGAGAAGCTAATGTTTATGCTAGATGAAGTAGGAAATGGTGATTACTTTGGTACTGACTACACAAACGCTTCTTCAGGAATAGCTACAGCAGAAGAGCAGTTAGATAATGAGTTTAAGTATGAAACAAATGAAGCTGTTAGCTTTGTGTTTGGTGGTATTTCTGATTGGAATGTAAATACTAATGCTACATATTACTTTAATAATGGAGCAGGTGTAATAGGATATAGAAAAGGTGGAGCTAGTACTATTCAAGGTATGTTCTCTCTAAGATTTAACGATAACGGCAAATTAACCATATACTCTGAAGATAATAACGAGAAGATAGCAACAGCTAAGATGGACCCTACAATAGGTAGTTCAATACACTTGTATTACGGTGTGAGAGGCAATAGAGCTTACTACACAATCCCTGTAATATCTAAGCAATCTATTAACGGAGATTCACAGCCTGACGTAAACTTTGTACCTACAGTAGCAAATCAAACAGCTACAGTAACAGAGGGTGATGTATTAAACTTTCAGATAGTATCTAGTGATAATATAGTAAACCAATTCGCAGAAGTAGATGCTCCTAGTTGGATGACATTAAATCAAGACAGTGGAATACTTAGCGGTACAGCTCCTGCATTCTTAGGAACTGCTGCTGATACTATTGTAGTAAACTGTAAAGCAGGTAATGCTATTGGTGGTACTGTAGATTTTACGGTAACTGTAACTGTAGCAGAGGTGGCTTATACTAATAATAAGTCTATTAACTTTAACGGTTCTAGTAGTTTCTTTCAGGGGAATCCTGTAAACATGAACGCTATGGAGAGAGCTACTAACGGAGACGGAAGTGCTTGGACTTTATCTATGTGGGTTAAACCTAGTTCTAATACATCTAATCAAACATTATTTGTTTACGGTGCTGGTGATGACTATAATGGTGGAGCTATTACGCTAAAGCAATCAGGTGGAACTAGCTTAGTATTAAACTATGGTACTGTATATGATAGTATTATATTAGTAGCAGCTAACTCTTTTGTTTCAGGTACATGGCAACATGTAATGATTACATTTGATGGGGGTACTACAGGTAGTGTGGCTGCAGATTCATCAAGTTACTATAGTAGATTCAAGATATACATTGACGGAGTGCTTAAGACATCTATTGGTGTAGCTACAGGTGGTGGATATGATGGAGCTATAAGCGGAGCTAATCCTAGTGATAATATCTTTAGAATTGGTAGAGCTAGCAACGTTCACAATAACTATTACGATGGAACAATGAATCAGATAGCTATTTGGGATACAGACCAATCAGCTAATATAGCAGATATATACAACTCAGGATCAACTCAAAACCTAAGTGATTTAACTACAGCTCCTGCTCACTATTACGAGATAGAGACTAGTGTAACAACTATAACAGATATAGAAGGAAACGCTGATTTAACTGGTTACAACTTTGTAAGTTCAAACTTAGTAACTAATACACCTTAAATATGAAAGCATGGTATTGCAAGTGTAAAAATACTTACACAACGGAAAACTGTAAATGTAAGGATAGCTATAGCGCTATCCTACATGGGATAGGTTCTTTAACAGGACAGGGGTCTTCTACAGTAACAAACACTAGTACATCAACAACTAAGAGTACGGAATCAACTGATTATCAGTTATAATTAAAACAGGCGATTCTATATTCGTTATACTAATATTAAAACTTTAAATTTATGAAAGCAACAGAATTATTAGAGAAACTACAAAACGTTTTTCTATCATCTCAAGAAGAAACAACTGAGGTTGAGCTTACAGAAGAAGTAGTAGAAGAAGTAGCTGTAGAAGCTGCTCCTGAAGCAACTGAAGAAGTAGAGCTTACTGAGGAAGTATCTGAAGAGGTACAAGAGGAATTGTCTGAAGTATCTGAAGAAGTTATCGAAGCAACTGAAGAGGTTGAGTTATCTGAAGAGGTAACAGAAGAAATCTCTGAAGAAGTAGAGTTAGCTGAAGACGGAACTACAGAAGAGGAAGTTCAAGCTGCTCCAGCTTACGTAACATCAGAAGAGTTAAGTTCACTTAAAAATGAAATGATGTCTATGATCGAATCGTTATTAAAGGAGAAGCAAGAAGCTTACAAAGAAATGCCAGCTCAGTTATCTGAACAGGTAGAGTTATCTGAAGAGGTAGAAGAAATTGCTCACTCTCCAGAACAAGAAGTCGAAGCTAAGTCTAATAACTTGTACTCTCAGAATAGAGTAACAACTACACAAGACAGAGTTTTCGCAAAACTATTTAAATAAGAACATTAATTAATTAATTTAAAAACGCTAAAAATGGCAACAACAACTTCAATTACAACTAGCTATGCTGGAGAAAAACTACAAGGTTTTATCTCTGCCGCTTTGCTTTCTGCTAACACTATCGAAAAAGGTGGAGTTACAGTAAAACCGAATGTAAAATTCAAACAAGTAATCAAGAAACTTTCAACTAACGATTTAGTAGCTGATGGAACTTGTGATTTCGATGCAACTTCTACAGTAACTCTTACTGAGCGTTACTTAGAGCCTAAAGAATTTCAAGTAAACCTACAACTCTGTAAGCAAGACTTCAGAGACGATTGGGATGCTATCTCTATGGGAATGAGCGCACATGACTCTATTCCTCCAGCTTTTTCTGACTACCTTTTAGGACACGTAGTATCTAAAGTAGCTGAGAAGATCGAGAACACTATCTTTGGTGGTGACGATGCTGTCGCTGGTGAATTTGACGGACTTATCGCTTTAGCTGCTGCTGATGCTGATGTAGTAGACGTAGTTGGTACAACTATCGATGCAAGTAACGTTATCGCTGAATTAGGTAAAGTAGTAGATGCTATTCCAACTACTGTTTACGGACAAGAAGATTTATCTGTATATATCTCTCCTTCAACTGCTCGTGCTTACATTAGAGCTCAAGCTGCTTTAGGATATAAAGATTTATACCACGTAGGACAGACTGCTCTTGATTTCGAAGGGGTTAAATTGTTTGTATCTAACGGTATGCCAGCTAACAAAATGATCGCTGCGCAATCTGGAAACCTTATGTATGGTACTGGATTATTAAATGACAAGAATGTAGCTAAGGTTATCGACATGGCTGACATCGATGGTTCACAGAATGTACGTATCGTTTTACGTTACACAGCTACTGTAAACTTTGGTATCGGATCTGAGATTGTTCTTTACTCTGCATAATCAACTTTAATAGGGGAGGGTAAAACCTCCCTTATATTAATAATAATAATAACTTAAAAACTAAAACTATGGCTTGTGATTTTACTGGTGGTAGAGTAGAGGCTTGTAAAGAAAGCGTTGGTGGATTGAGAAACTTATATATTGCAAACTTCAACTCTGCAATGTATGATGCTTTAACTCTTGGTTCTGACGATGAGATTACAGCGCTTGGTTCTGCTATTACTACATACAAATTTGAGTTAAGAGGTGAAAACAATTCTTTTGAGGAAACTAACGAAAACTCAAGAGATAACGGAACTTCTTTCTGGACTCAGTCAGGTGCTATCTCACTTAAAGTGCAAGATGCTGCATCTCAAAAACAATTAAAACTTCTTTCTTACGGAAGACCTCACGTAATCATTGAAGATTACAATGGTAATTTCCGTTTAGCTGGAGCTCAAAATGGTGTTGAATTTTCTGTATCTACATCAACTGGTTCTGCAATGGGAGACTTAAATGGATATAACATTACATTTGAAGGTAAAGAATTATCTCCTTCATCTTTCATCGACTCAGCTATTATGGGTGATGCTGCTGGATTTGTTATTGACACTGCTCTTATGAATGCATAATAATTGTTAATACTTTAATATTAAGAGGGGTACAGAAATGTACCTCTTTTTTTATGCGGTATATTTAAGGAACAATTAATTAAAATTCTCGTTATATAGATATGAATATACTAGACATAAACGAATTACCTGTATTAACTATGCAAATCTCTGGAAGAGAAGGCACGCCTACTGGTGCATGGGTTATTAATCAGGAGAAAAAACAAAAGATAGAAATAGCATCTGGTGACATCAGCTACATAGCTGGTGATAGAATGATAATAACATTATCTGACAGTTCTTTTATATCTTCAATAGAGGAGGATACGACTTTATCAGTAATTGTATTTAATGGAAATATACCATTATATAGAGATATAGCTAGGTTTAGTGGTGAATTAAATTCAGTAGACTTCTACTCACAGTACAATCATTCTGCTGATTACTATGTATATGGAGATTCCGACGAAAGTGATGGAGAAGGTAGTGGAACTGTAGACGGTGGAGACACTGGTAACGGTGGAGGATACACACCTCCTACAAGCGGAAC